CCGCTACTCCCCCTCGGCCAGGACCTGGATCGCCGCGACCAGATCCGATCGCTGCGCGCTGCCCGCGATCGCCCGCGCCAGGCAGCGCAGCTTGTAGGCTTCGATCGTCTCGTAGAGATCGCGCCAGTCCTCGACACTGGCCGGTTGCACCGCCAGGCGGTCCAGCTCCTTGACCAGGGCGCGGGTGTCGATCGGCATCGTTAGGCCCCGTGATAAAACAGCTCGTCTTCAATCCGTCCGACCACCGCGCGCATCTCCTGCTCGACCGAGTGCCCGCGCTTGCGGGCGCGGTGCTGCAGCTCCTCCAGCTGGCCGGGCGTGAACGGGAGGCGCACGTCGCCGATGCGGATGGAGGCGAGGCGCTCGACCGCCTTGAGCAGCTCGGCGGGGGTGCGGGTGGTGCCCAGGCCGGTGATCTCTTCGATCGTGTTGCACTCGGCGCGCGAGAGCTGCAGGCCGGCGAACGCGGGCGCGCGCGCGTGGATCAGCAGCTCGCGCAGCAGGCACTCGATCTCGTCGATGATCTCAGGGACCGGGCTCTTGCGCTCACGCGCGGGAGCGGTCGTCGCCGAAGTAGAGCCCTTCCTGTCCGGCGTCGGTGAGGGAGTAGACATCGTCGCTGACCGTGTCGCCATGTTCGATCTCCAGGTCGTCGGCTTCCTCGGCGGTCGCCGGCGAGTTGCGATAGTCCAGGCGGGCGCGCTCGCCGCGCTCCTGGTTGAAGGTATCGAGCGCGGCCTTGCGGCGCCGGCGCTCGGCGACCGGTTCGACTTCTCCGCCGCTCATCCGCCACGCCACGTAGTAGCCGATCGCGCTGGACATCACCGCGTCGTCGTGCTGGCCGCGCGCCGCTTCGGCTTCCCCGATTGTCGAGGCGGTCACGAAGTGGCGCAACTCCCCCCTGGTGATCGGGCTGTTGAGGATGAAGTCGGGCAGGGTCGAGACCGGATCGATCGTGGTGATGGCGCCGTAGTAGCTGGCCAGGAGTAGGGGCCGGGTGCGCGGCGAGGTCATCCAGCCGATGCGGGTCGAGTAGCGGCGGCTGGGGGTGGCGGCGTCGGCATACTCCCAGACGTAGAAGTAGCTGTAGCCCAGGTGCAGCTGCAGCGTGTCCTGGGTGGCGAGGCCGTGGTTGTTGGTCTCGATCGCCGCCATCGCTTCGACCCCGTCGGCATCGCAGTAGTAGCGGCCGATCGCGTCGGCGATGAAGGCCAGCGCCTTGGGGTCGAGCTTGTTGGTGCAGTACTGCGCGACCTGCTCGGCCGGCTCTTCGATCGTCGGCTGGCGGATGACGTCGATGATCGAGTAGTCGAGGCCGAGGCCATCGGAGACGTCGACCGACATGATGTAGCGGCGCGGGCCGCGGGGGCGCGGATACTCCCAGATGGCGAAGACCGACTGCCGCAGGTTGGGGAGCTGCTTGAGCTGCGCGGGGTCGAGGCGGCGGAAGCCGTAGCCGGGCGGCACCGGGTTGGTGTCGTGCGCCAGCGCCGAGCCACGCAGGCCGCCGTGCGGGGAGAGCGGCGGGACCGGGCGCTTGGGCTGCAGATCGATCGAGCCGCCGCCGGTGCCTGGGGCGAGGAGCGACTCGGCATCGGAGGGCGCCATCGCCTCGCGCCGCAGGCGGGCGATGTCCATCGCCGGCTCGACGACCCAGACGTCTTTGAGCGGGCGGATGCTGCCGGCGCGGTCGATCGCTTCGAGCTGCTCCAGGGTGAAGACGCTGCGGCCCGCGTACTGGAAGCACTCGTGATCGTCAGCCGGGTATTCCTTGAGGAACTTGTAGAGCAGGCCCTTGGCTTCGTAGAAGCGGCGGGTGGTCTCGTACCAATAGAGCTGCTCGCGGGAGAGGGTGACCGTCTTGCCGCCGTACCACTTCGGCGAGTCGCGCTCGCACTTGGCGGCGTGCGCCAGGGTGGAGGTCGAGGGCGACCAGTCGACCGGCGCGGGCAGGGCGTACTTCTTCGGCTCGGCTGACCACGGGATGAAGACGTTAGAGAAGCGCCCCTCGCCGGCGCCGCTCGCCAGCCAGTGGGTGTGCCACCAGTCGCCGGCAAACTCCGCGGTCGCTTCGTAGAGCACCAGGGTGTCGGGCGCGTAGGGGATGGCGGGGAGCAGCGCCGTGTCGAGCTGCTCGGGGTTCTCCCAGGTCGGCAGCTCGGAGATGTGGACGACCGAGTAGGTCTGGCCACGGCCGATCGATCCCTTGTTGCCTTCGACGCCGGAGACTGACTGGAGCGCACCGCGCGTCGACTTGCCCCACGCGGTCTTCAGGCTGGAGCTGTTGCTCAGGGTCAGCTCGCGGTTCTTGGTGAAGTAGATCTTGTCGGGGCGCAGGAACCAGGGCAGCTGGTCGTAGAGCCGCACCACCATGCGGAACAGGTACCCCGCCTGCTCCTCGACGTCGGCGCCACTGAGGCCGCGGATGTGCGCGCGGGTGACCAGGCGGTGGGCGACCAGCGCCTCGCTGAGGGTGGAGACCCCGAGCTGGCGCGCCTTGAGGATGTTGAGGAGGAGACCATCCGGGCTGCCGCTTTTCACATGCGCCAGCTGGAGGCGTGCGAGCTGGTCGAGCACCAGCTGCTGGCTCTCCCAGAGCGGGCAGAGGCGGCGCAGGCCGTGGCCTTCCTCGTCGATCCAGCAGAAGCGCTCGGCGAAGTAGGGGAAGTCGAAGATCACGCGCAGCTTGGTCGCGTTGATGAAGCGCTGCTCCTCCTGGTCGAGCGGGCGGAGCATCTGGCCGGTGGCGTCGTCGCGCGCCTGCATCACCGCGGCGGTCAGCACCGCGGCGTCGTCGGTCGAGTACCAGGGCAGGCCGTCAGGGAAGACGCCGCGGAAGTCGTGCTCGACCTGGGCTTCGTCCTCGGCGATGAGATCGGGATGGTACATCGAGCGGCTCCCCTGCCCTCAGCTGGGGAGCGGCGCGTCGGCGTCCTCCTCATCGTCGTCGATGTCTGAAGGGGCGTCGGGATCTTCCGGCTCGTCGCGCGGCGTGCGATCTTCGGCGGGGTCGTCGACCGGGTGCGGCGGTTCGCGCGGGTCGTCGCGCAGCTCGGCGTCGACCAGGCGCATCGGCGCCGAGGCGCGCTGCCGCCGCGGCGAGTAGAGCAGATCGCCCACCGCCTGCTGCAGCTGCTCCAGGGAGCCGGGGCCGGTCGAGAGCGCCTGGTTGGCGTTGATCTGGTTCTGCTGCACCATCACGCCTGCCTTGCGCTCGATGAGGCGCCCGAGTTCCAGCGCGAGTTTCTGCCGATCGAGATCGGGGGCGACCAGCACGGTGCCCACGCCGCGGCACGCGGGGCAGTCGGAGGTGCCCGGGGTGGTCGGGGCGCCGTAGCAGCGCGGGCAGGGCTCGGGCAGCGGGAGCGCGCGGCGCATGACGTCGGCCACGATCGCCGGCAGCTCCTGGGTGATGCGCTGCGCGGCGTCGATGTGCGCCTGGACGAAGAGCGCTTTCTTGTAGCTGGCGAAGAGGTCAGCCACCGTGAGGCCCGCGTAGGCGCAGAGCCGGCGCAGCGACCAGCTGGCGTAGGCCGGGTCGAGCAGGCAGTTGACCACCTTGTCGCTGCAGGTGTCGGAGTCGGCGACCGCCAGGGTCTGCAGCAGCTTGGTGCGGCCGCCGACCGCGGTGAGGAAGGTCTCGATCGCCTGGCCGGCGAGATCCAGCTCGGTGTCGCTGAGCACGGTGGGCGTGCGTGCGGCGGCGGGGACGAGCGCCGAGGTCTGCCGGTGCGTCGTGCGGCGCTGCGTGGTGCTGCGCGCGGATTGACCGGGCGTGTTCTGCAGGCGGATCGACATCAGCCCTCGCTCGCCGCGCCCGCGGTCTCGACCACCGAGTCGGGATCGTTGAACACCACCGCCTTGATCGCCCACATCGCGGTCTGCTCGTTGTTGGTCAGCGCCACCGACTGCTGCCGGCTGGGCGGGCACAGCTCTTTGATCTTCCGCTCGACCAGCGAGAACAGTTCGCGCAGCTCGGTGATGCGCGCGAGGCCGTCGGGGCTGGGCGCGTGGTAGGCGTAGGGCTTGTCGATGGGCATGGCGGCGGTCCTTGTCAGTCCTGGTAGCGCCGGATGACGCGATAGCCGAGCACGCTGAGCGCGATCAGCCCGGGCAGCGGCGTGGCGTAGGGCGAGCGCGGCACCAACATCGGCGGTTGCTCGCGCAGGAAGCGCGCCACCTCGCGGCGATCCGGCGTCCGCGTGGCGGTGAGCATGTCGGGCGGCAGCACCAGGCGCCGGCGATGGAAGCGCAGCGGGCGATCGGCCTGTTTCATCGGCGCTCCTCCATCAGTCGAGCGAGTTCGTCGTCGCGCGCGGTGAGGCGCGCGGCCAGGTCGTGGGTCTTCTCGTCCGCCAAGTGGATCAGGATCTCCTCATCATCCGGCGTGTGGCCGGTGTGCGCCTGCTGCCGACTGATGAAGTCGAGCGCGAGCGCGGCTTCGACCGGGTCGAGGTGCGTCACGCCGGTGTCGGCGCGCACGATCGATCGATCGGCCGGCGAGAGCGGCGCGAGCTGCGGCGCGTAGCGGTCGGCCAGGCGCGCCAGCAGCTGGGTCTGGGCGTCGAGTGTGCCCGCGATGCGTGCGAGATCCGCGCTGATGCGCCGGAGCAGGAGCGCTGCGGCGAGGCGACGGAACAGGGCGGGCACCCTTGGAGGAGAACAGCAGCCAGCGGGGCGCGTCAAGTCCCCCCTGCAGAAAATTTGGCTGGAAAAAATCTGGCTGAGGTCGGGTGCGTGCGGTCCCATACCCCCCGGCGGGGGCCGCGCGGACAATGCGGCGCCCTGTCGGCCCCTGCCAGCTGCAGGCGCGCGGCGCCCACCAGCTGCAGGCGTCGGCTCCCCCCAGCTGCAGGCCCGCCGGGACCAGCTGGCGGGGGGCTGGGGGAGCCGGTCGAGGCGAAAGTTGGCGACCTTCGCCTAAAAGCGAAAGTCACGCCACGCTAAGCTGTTGACTGCGTGAGACTTACGGCTTCGTGTCTGATAAGGAAGGTTATGTTAACCAGCGGCGCGGCTGGGCAAGAGGCGTGCCAGCCTCGCGAGGCGCCGCCTGTTGTCACCTTTTCGTCAGTATCGCGACACTTCTGTCAGCCTGACAGGTGACTTTCCGTCAGCAGCTGCAGGCGGATCCGCGCTTTTGCTGGCAATCTGACAGGTTGACAGGTTGGCAGGCTTGGTGCTTGAGCTATGGCTATTTCGTTCTTTGCTGCGCTCGACCGCAGCAACCGGCCCGCGAGGCGGAGAACCGGTCGGCTCATTGACAACCAGCGGGACGTTGACCCAGTAAGACAAGGCCTCACGGGAGGCAGACGGAGGGTCGCCCCAATACCCCAACAGCGCGTCAGCCCGCAGAGGGCGGCGTGGACCGTAAGGCAGGCCATGGAAGGCCAGCTGAGACCGGCTCCCGCCAGACAGATAGCGACGTAGCACGCAGGCACCTGAGGCTGCTGCAGAGGAAACCACCCGGACGGAGAGT